TACTGGATGGCAATACAGCAGCAAATGCAAAATAGACGGTGTTACAGGATATGTTGATGCTGATGTGTGGTATGACGACACAAGTGATGTAATTGTCACTGCCAAAATGCCAACAGATGCAAATCCATTTAATGAACCACTTACAAATTGTAAGGTTGGAACTCTTGGCAATGATGCCGATTGGGTACTATGGTATCTTTGGAGATTTGGTAAATTACTCAAAGAAGATGGAACTCCTGATGAGAGTAAAATCAATTCTCACTATACCAAAGATACTGCTGAGATCGTAAAAGAAGTTCAAGCAGATCTTGGATTTACGGGTTCTGCTGTGGATGGTGTTGTTGGGCGTAATACGCGAGCATTATTTAAGAAAATAATTTAGTATCGAAATGGGGGTGGTCAAAATGGGTTTTTCATTAACTAGCAAAGGCGACTTTAAACATCTTGAGAAATTCTTAAAGAAATCCATCGGTCGAGATTATCGGTCAATATTGGAACAATATGGTCGAGAAGGTGTTGCTGCATTAGCTTCGACTACCCCAATTGATACAGGAGAAACCGCAGGATCTTGGTACTATGATATTGTTCAAACAAATGATAGTATATCTGTTGTTTGGAATAATAGCCATGTTGAACGAGGTTGTAATATAGCAATCTTATTACAATATGGACATGCTACAAGAAACGGCGGATATGTTGTTGGACGAGATTATATTAATCCAGCATTGCAACCGATATTTGACAAATTAGCAGAATCAGCTTGGAAGGAGGTAACTGAATCATGAGTTCGATTGATGAAAGAGTTGTCGAGATGCGATTTGACAACAAACAATTCGAATCAGGTGTTAAGGAAACAATGAGTACTCTTGATAAGCTCAAGAGCGCCCTTAATTTCTCAGATTCTTCCAAGTCATTTAGTACTATCGAAACAGCAGCAAATAATGTTAACTTAAATGGAATTGCTGCAAGTCTAGAAGCACTTCAGAATAGATTCTCATTATTTGGAACATTCTCAGCAAGAATTGTAGAGAATCTAGCAGATACCGTTTATAGCACAGTAGGCAAAATAGCAAGTTATGTTGAAGAAAAAGTTGTAAGCGGTGGTATGAAGAGAGCAATGAATATCGAAAATGCTCACTTCCAATTACAAGCTTTACTAAAAGATGAAGAAAAAGTGCAAGCTGTAATGGATGATGCTATGAAATCAGTTGATGGAACAGCATATGCATATGACGAGGCTGCAAAAGCAGCTTCACAGTTTGCCGCATCAGGATTACAGTCTGGCGAAGAGATGCAGCAAGCCTTAAAAGGTATTGTTGGTGTTGCAGCCATGACAAACACCGAATATGAAGGTGTTGCTAGAATATTTACAACTGTTGCTGGTAATGGTCGTTTGATGGGTGATCAATTATTGCAACTATCTTCACGAGGTCTTAATGCAGCAAGTACAATTGCAGACTTTGTGAATGGTGTAAATGATGGATCAAAATCAGCTTCAGATTCAGTTACAGCATTAGTCAAAGAAATAAGCGGCGGAACAAAGGTTACAGAGAGTGATATACGTTCACTTGTTTCAGATGGTCAAATTAGTTTTAGATTGTTCTCAGAAGCTATGACTGAAGCATTTGGTGAATCAGCAGAAAGAGCCAATGAAACATTTACAGGTGCTTTATCAAATATTGGATCAGCATTAGCAAGAATTGGTGCTGGTTTCTATTCACCTTTGGTGGCTCAAAATAGCGAAATTGTACGAATGTTCAATGCTATCAGAGTTCAGGTAAATCAACTTAAGAAGGCTTTAGTATATGATGAAGAACTTGGAAATATTTATGCCCTTACAAAGCGATTAGCAGATTTCGTATTAGCAAGAGCTGGTGAAATAGCAGATTTTCTTGAAAACATGAATTTCACTCAGCATATAACTGCTGGAATTGCTTTGGCTGAAAGTTTCATAAATATATTAAAAGGTTTATGGTCTGTAATAAAACCAATTGGATCGGCATTCAAGGATGTATTTCTTTCATTTGATATAGAAAATGTAGTTGATTTGACAGTCAAAATCATGAACTTAACTTCAACTATGAAATTATCTGAAAAGAGTGCTAATAATTTAAAAGATGCAGCAACTGGCGTATTTAGTGTAGTCAAGTTATTAATCGATGTAGTTGCCAAAATGATTGGTGTATCTACATCTGCAATAAAACCAGCAGGATCAATTCTAGATTTAATACTTGCAATTGCTGGTGGCATTGGCCGAGTACTCACAGCCCTTACAAATTGGGTTTCTGAGTCAACAGTATTTAATTATGCACTTGAAGGATTGGCTTATGTATTTAAAGCTCTTATGGATTGGATAGCTAGCCTTAATAGTCAATTAGCAGACTTTGCAAATCACATTAGCGAATTAGAATCAGTTAAACGACTAACAAAAAAGATACAAGAATTAGGAGATGAATTAGATTCTTGGATTAAAGGTAAATTACCAAAATTTGATTCAGGAATTGAAGATATACTAAATACTTTAAGTGATCTTATTACCTCAGGTATAGATGTTGCAGTCAATCTTATAGCAGATGCTTTAAGTGATTTGATTGATTTAATTCTCAAAATCGATACGAGTGATGCAGTATCTATGTTTAATGATCTTAAGGGAGCTGTTAAAGGTTTCTTATCAATATTAACTGGTAACGAAGACGTTAATAACTATCTTAAGAATGTACAGACATTTATTACCAACATTGGTAATGCATTTAGTACAGGAAATCTTGAAGATAAAATCGATGGATTCATTTCAGCGATGACAAAACTTAAGAATTTCTTGAGCAATATACTAGCAAATATTGCCCCTATGTTCTCAGATGTAACACTTGGTGGTTTAATATCTACAGGTGCTGGCATCTATATGATTAAGGGAATTATCACATTCTCAAAATCATTGACAACCTTATCTACATCTATTCGGGAATTATTTGGTGCTTTGAAAGGTACTTTGACAAGTATGTCTAGTACATTAAAAGCAATACAAAGAAAACAATATGCTGAAACGATTAAAGAAATTGCTAAAGCTGTGGCATTACTTGGTATTACATTAACAATCATGAGCTTTGGTGATACTGACAAAATGCTTGAAGCAGCTATAGCATTAGGAGTAGTTGCTACTAGTTTAGGTGTTGCATTAGGTGCATTTAGTCAGCTAGGAACGGTCGTAGCAAAAGTTAATAATGTTGGAACTTTAATTGGTAAAGCATTAAATAACCTTGCAAAATCGATCAAATGGAAAGCGATCGGAAATGCCTTTCTCAAAATGGCTGAAACATTAGCTATCGTAATCGCTGCAATTGTAGCAGTTGGATATTTATATCAAACACATCCAGATTTGATAACTAATGGTGGAATCATTGTTGGAATTATAGTTGGCGCTATGATTACCATAATGGGTCTTATGTCGACTCTAGGAAATGTATTAAGTGCTGGAATGAAAGCATTTAGTGCCGCATCAATTGGTATATTAGCTGTAAGTGTGGCGTTGAATTTAATAATTACAGCAGTACAAAGAATATTTAAAATGGAGTTACCAACAGACTATGAGGAAAGATTATGGATATTAGTAGGTCTTATGGCTGATCTAGCAATCCTCATAATGGCAACTTCAGCAGCCGCATTACTTGGTGGTGGAAACAAAATACAATCAACACCAATATTAACAGCGGCTATAGCAATATACGTAATCGTATCAGCATTACAAAAACTTTTTGAGATGGAATTGCCATACGATTACAAAGCCAAAATGTCAATACTAACAGCATTATTTGTAGCATTAGGTGCTTTAATAGTAGTCGTTGGTGTTGCAGGAAAATTAGCAGGTGGTCAAGTAAAAGCAGCAAGTACAATATTATCATTTGCTGTATTCTTAGTAGCAGCAGTAGGTGCACTAATGATATTATCAATGATGCCAACATCATCTATGTTAAAAGGTGCTGTGGCTCTTGGTTCAATATTAGTAGCATTAGGCATTGCATTATCACTTGCTGGAAAGATATCATCGTCGGATACGTCAAAATCAATAACTGCAATGGCTTTGACTATAGCAGTTGTAACAGCATCATTAGGCGTGCTATCAATGATACCATGGACTGATCTGTTGAAAGGAGCAGTTGCTTTAGGTTCTGTATTACTTGCAGTAGCTTATTCATTAAAACAAGCTAGTGGAGCCACTGACTCAGCATCATGG